TCTTCACCCTCGTATTCTAGGTTCATCTCAGACGGGTTTAGCTTTTTGTATCCTCCTTTTATGGTTCCGGCTTCAACTGTTCTTATTCCTCCGGTTTCTTCGCAGTTGGTTGGGGTGATTTGAGTAGGTTCAAAATAATTCGTAGGAGTTAGGAGCTCCATTTTATATTCTCTATCCGGAGAAAAATACAAGGGTTTATCTATAGTGATTACGTTGCCTGTTATTGGATAGTTTCCATCTACATCGGTTCGGGGGTATACGTAACTAGGGAAATCGTTTACGGGTATGATACCGGAAGCTTCTTCTTCCACTCTTAAAGTTCTTCCCGCTAGCTTTCTATCGTGTCTAAACTCATCATAAACACTAATTACGTCACCGGGCCTTATGTACATGCCTTCTATTCCGGCCGTAAAGGTAACAGATTCTGTTTCGAGTATTTCGCTTTTTAAAATCCATTCACCAAATCTTTTTGCTTGTCCCTCACTAGTGCAGCCTACTGCGGAGGTTTCGATTTCTCTTATTCCGTAGCGTTGAATCCCCACTTGGTCTTCCGCGTATGCTATAGCGGGCTTAAACAGGTTATGCTTGTCGGAATACCTTACTATAGCAACTGTGTGGCGGGCTTTTTTTGCCGAAGACGAATAATTAAATGTTCCGTCGGCTACGTTAGAGGTCGTAAAAAGATAAATAGGATCTTTAGGCTTATCTTGAGAAACATATATATTTCCAAAAGCATAGTAAACAATAGATCTGAAAGCAGAGGCTATGTCGTTAACAACCTTATACGCCTCTTCTCTGGATGTAATTAAATGGTTTAAGGTAAACCTTGGCTCAAGCCCTCCTTTTCCGTCGCTAACCAAGGTATCGCAGTATTTAGCTATTTCATAAAGAGTCCATTTATCTACATATTTTCTATCTATATAATCCCCTAAACCATATCTGTTATTGGTAATCAGATCGTAAAAGCACCACGCGGGGTTATTCGTCCATTCTTTTTTCGCTTTAAAGCACCCGTCCCAGTACCCCAAGTCTGTTTCGTCGTAGTGTCTTAAAATAGGATTATAAGTGTTAGGTATTTTGACTTTTAAAAGTTTGGTGTCGTAGGATCTGTGGGGTATCCTTTGAAAAAATTCAGCACTAAACTTTGAATATACCATTGAAGCGTAGGGATATCTAAGCCTTGAGTCGTACACTTCTACCAGAGAATCTATATAGGATTCGTTTTTTAGAAATTGGTTAAAAGAGTCGGGGGTTAATCTGACGATTTTTATCTCCCAGCCTTGAAAATATTTATAGTTTCGAGCGTTAGAGGTAGAAAATGCGTTTCCCCATATACTTTTATTGAAGGTTATTTGCTCGCTTCTTATATAGGGCTCTTGTATTCTTCCGAAAACCTCCACTCTTTTTACGGGCTCTTGACTCCAAGGATAGAAGAGGTTGTCTTCGGTGTGTCTAGTGTCAAAGACTGGTCTTACATATATATGAAATTTAATTTTTCGAGCCTTTATGTCCCCTGATCCGTAGGACCGTGGAGTTTTCCCTTTTTCTTGGTCGTGAAAACCTCGTTTTCCTGCATCTTCTCCGGCTTTAAAAACTTTCCCTTTAAACCCTTTTCTTCCTCCGTCGCCCTGTGCGTCGTTGGGGTCGTCTTGTAGGGTTTCCCAGAGCTGGGGTATTCTAAAGTTAACTCTCACGCCAACAGCTTCTTTATTGTTGACCATATAAACCTTAGCGTTCTTGTCGATATCGCCTATTAAATGAGGGGGGTGAGGGCTGTCTTCGTATAGGTAGTATCTAGGGATTTTCGCTTCTCTTAGATCGATGGAGGGGCCGAATATTCTTTCTCCTATACTTCTGAATAAAGTGAGCTCAAAAGCGGAAGAGCGTTTTCCGTCTAGTGATAAGGGTAGGTTTGGGTTCAGCGTAGCTATTTCGCCTTGAGGTAAACCAAGTTTAGTTTCTACGTTAATTTCTTGAAAGTTATAATACCCGTCTTTGTCCACTACTGGCACTTCATTCCAATATATCGATCGAAGAAACCCTAGGTCCTCCCTGCAGGTTCCCTCGTGATCTAAGGCGGTATAAGGCCTGAAGGTGGCGCGCTCATACCCTATATTTCCAGCATTGCCTATAAAGCTGTATTCACCGTTAACTATACCATCTATTCCTCCTTCGCAAATTAAATCTCCAACAGTAGCTTCGCTTAAGGCGGCGTAGAGAGCTTCTTCTTGCGGCTTGGTGTATAGACTAACGCCAGCCTCGTCGTAGATTGGTATTCTGCTTTCTCTCTCTTTGCCGGTAGACATGTTACTTTCGTTTGTTTATTATGGAGTGTTGGGATCCGAGGGGTCGACTTCCTTATCGTCAGCGACAAGGCTTCGCATAGTTTCCTCCACTAAGGCTTTATCTTCTCCTTCTAGCCCTTTAATTTGATCTGTAATTTCTTGGACCGTAGCAGACAGAGACCTGTCTCCTCTGTCTATTATATAATCGTCTCCATCATGCTGTATATATTCGGTGTGGGCACTAGCGTTATGTTGAGTGGTTCCATCACAATCATCTGGGTCTCCGCCGGACGCGTTCCATTCTTTAGTCCTTTCTCTTATTAATAGTTCGGCGTCTTTTGAAATTTCTGAGCCGATGTTATAGCGAGTCCTGTAGTCCACGCCATATTCCTCCGCTCCCCAGTTAGCTTTTACTTCTTGCTCTGTGTTTTTATAATTTCCATTTTTTACATCGTAGGTATCTATGCTTGATTGAACGACTTGGCTACCAACCATTAATCTACCATACCCAACGTATACCGGCCCACCTTCCCTCACTGTGTTTTCTGCGCCAGCGAAAATATAAGATGCCCTCCCCCCTCCTTCTATTTCCCTAAAGTCGTCAAATTCTGGCATTGGGGTTAGAAGATTAGCTATTCCGGCCGCAACCATACCAAGTCCACCCATGATTAAAGCGGCTCCAAGCCAAGTGGTCGCACCGAAAGTAAAAACTCCGATAGCTATTAAAACAACCCCTAAAACTATCGCAAATATATCGTCGAAAGCTCCTTCTAAAACCGGAATAATATCTATAGTTTCAATGTCTTTTCGAGGGATTAAGAGCTCAGAAGATTTAATACCATCTTCAGTTTCGAGGCCTTTGTCTTTATCGTAAACAAAATCTTTTCCGTTTATTAAAACTCTGTATTTAATGTTTTGCTTCTCGTATTCTATTAATGCGGCGAATAGTTTTTTGCTTTGAGACTCAATGGCTCTGATAGCTTCACCGACTGTATCGACAGAAAACTTCCAAGCTTCTCTTCCCACTCTCTCGCCGAGAGCTCCATGCAGGTTTATTGTTGTCAGGTGATTATTCATTTTGTATATCTATACACGTTTGCTATTCTTTTAAAATAAAAATTAGTTATGTTTTGCGAAACGGGATACCCTCCGTTTATATGGTGAAACATTTCTCTTTCTCCTGTACATATGGCAAAATGATCATAAGGAAGTTGCGTTTCGTTTTTTCTTAATAAAAAACATATAACGTCGTTTTTGATTATGTCGTCTACTGAGTTAATCTTTATCCTCTTGAGTCCTTTTTTTAAATTAAGTTCCAACGTTTCTGCAAGTGCTTCTGGGGTTCTGTTTGGCCAGTCGGAAGTTCTTTCTTTGAGTAGTTTGGATAATTTAAAATCGACATTAGCTTCTTCTTTTAAATAATCTTGAACTAAGGATATACAGTCATGCTTTCCCCAAGTAAACTCTTCATCTAAAAAAGAAACACTAGATTTTTTGTGGCTATAAAGCCTAAAGGTATTGAACTTCGTGTTGTATAAAACATAATCTATTTTATGACGTTTGCTATTTAGCTTATCCGTGACGCTAAACTCTTCTGCCTTGTTAGTGTGGGAGTGGTATGTGGCTTTGATTTTTCCTAAAGAGGAAGTATAGAGATAATCTCTAGGATTTATTACAAAATGTTTGGAGGTGTCGGCGGATATATTTTCGCACGCCTTAGCCTCGATCTGCCCTTCTTTTTCGTATAGTAGACCGCAACACTCATTAGGCTCTTGTTTGAGAGCGTGATCCTTTATTGCTTTTTTAATGTTTTTTGTTAAGGTCATCCTCCGATAGTTTGCTCTAGTCTGGTTGCGTTCGGAAAACCTCCAAATTGAAGTTCTCCTTTTTCAAAATGAGGCGTCTCGTCTGTTTTGACTAATCCGTTAACACCCCATCTCATCCTGCATCCTTCTATAGTTTTCGAGCAGAGATCAGCTATCCAGTAGTCTGGGTTTGGCGGAGCGTAGCGAGTGCTGTTTTCTGCAGGTAGGTTTTTTGAGGCTATAAAAAAGTATTGAATGCTGTTATGCTCCATATAAATGCAGTCTCCTTTGCTGTATTTTTTGTTTTTCTTCCATTTTTCTTTATTTTTAAAAACATAATTTGGACCAAACCCTAAAATTTTTCTTATATCCCCGTCTCTAACTGTTGCGACA